ACTGTGCGTTGTTTGGTATTTTATTATATAGATCATTTGACATAAAGAACTGAGGATCTCCTTTGTTAAGTTTGAATTTGTAGAAAGATACTTGCTTCATTACAACATCAACAATGATGTCACGATAGTTCCACAACTTCTCTCCCTTGGTCATCTTCTCCAATGCTGTTTGACAAGTCAGACTTACGACTCCTAGTGGACCATCTGTAAAGTCTGGTTCGTTCCAGTAATCTATACCTTCATTATAATATACAGACATAACCTTTGTCCACTGTGCTTGGTACAGTTCTACATCTGGCATCCTGCCATCTGGTATCATCATGTCTATGTTCCAATCTAACCCTGCCTGTTTAAGTTTACCCTGCACTCGTTCAAACCTTTTATATGCTTCTTTGAATGCATACAGTGGTCCTAGTTTGATACTATTCTCTGCTAATATTTTTAGTATCTCATAGTTATCTTCACCTTCGTATACCTTTGTCAGATCTTTCATCAATTCTATTATATCTTTTGGTTTGACTGTGTTAGTAACACCAGTTGCTTTCTTAACTGAGAACTTATACTCTCTACCATCCCTACCATACAGTGCAAAGTCCATCAATGGTTCGTTACCTTTCTTGGGTACATATATCATTGTGTTTTCTTTTGTCAACCCTTTGAATCCCATCTTCTCTAACTCTCTTTGACCTCTTTCTAGTACACATAGAGGTGCCATAATCTCAGAGAAGTCTGCTTCAATCTCATTAATCACACCCGCATACTTAGTGTTCATAAGTTTCTTGTATGTCTTCTGTAAGTTCTGATGATCTTTATGTTCATAACAATACTTCACCAATGCTTTTAGATATGCTCTTATAACCAAAGGAACATCCTCTCTCTCACCTAGTGCTGACATTACACCATTATAATACTTGTTGAATGACACCTTCTTATCAAGTGGCATAGCAAAGTCTTGTGGTTTTAAATTCTGTTTTAATATCTGACCTGGTTTTGCACCAAGTTGTCCTAACGAGACAAAACCTTCGAGAGATTTCATGTTCTCTGCGAAGGTTATGTGTACTCTGGATGGTTGACCAGTTAGTATCGGTGTTGTAGTTATCTCGTGTCCTTTTTTAAGAAAGGTTAAAGTCTCATTACCTTTCTCTTTTTTATATACAGGTAAATCTCTCTTTATTTGACAGGCGAATCCCTCCTTGTAATACCAAGAATACTTCTGCCATCCTGCTGATGATGTTAGTGTCGTTGCCATGACACTATTTATCAGTCAGACTTTAATGGGTACCAACCTTCTGCTATCTCCTCTTGGACGTCCTTCTCATGATCGTGATCATCATGCATGACCTCTCTGAGTACTCTTTCTTCTGGGTCTAATTTTCCGTGCTTAGATGTCATTGGGTGCTCTGTTTTCTGAATCGCTTACGTTGAATTCTCCACCACTATAACGCTTGGCAAGTTTAAGTGTGTTGATGTAGATAACATCATCAAGTCTCACTCCAAGTGCCATCGCTGCCTGTGCTGCATACCACATGACATCACCTAATTCTTTGATCAGATGATCCTTGTTCTCATCGTTCCATGGTTTACCTTGGAACTTCATCTTCTTTACTATCTCCATGAACTCACCTGACTCAGCAGAGAGACCACTAGCAGCAGTATCCAGACGAGAAATGTTACAACCAAGTTCTTGTAAATCATTCAACCTCTTTATATATGCTGCATGATCTTTTGAAAAATTACTGCATGTATTGTCAGCAAAATCAAGGTACTTGTCTAGGTCAACTGCAAACTTTTCTGCTTCTTCTTTACTCTTTTGTTTCTCTTTAACTTCCTCTGCTGCCCTCCATGCAGTGAACCCTTTCTTATTAATAAACTCTTCGGGTGTGGTAGGTGTGTCCTCTGCAACCTTCTTGGCATTGTCAGACATACCTTCCTTCACATCTTGCATGTGATTCATGACATTCTCTGCTGCCTTTGATGCTTTGTCAGCATTATTGTAATCGACGTTTACGTCTTCTCTTTTAGTCATACTTTAAAACCGTCAAATTTGTTTTGTGTGGGTTTGAGTTCGAGGAAATTATCTTTGAGGGTGTCACCCGCATCAACGATGTTCTCTTGTGCTTGCTGTTCACAATCATACAGTCTCATCTTCGCTCTGTCAATACCGACAATGAAACGTTTGTGTATGGTTGGGTCATTGTATCTATTCTTTAACTGCTTGACCATAATCTGTCCTAGTTGTTCTAACTCTTCGGTAGAAATAAGAGCAAACATAAGGTCAGCAGTTGCAGGGAGACCGAAAGACTCACTTGTGTCAGTAAGACTAACGTCACTGCTCCCATACCCCGCACGAGTAGTCTGAGTAGCGGTGACGATTGGTACATTGCATTCAACTGCAAGACCACGGAGTTCTTCTGCAATCGCTTTAACAAAAGTGTATGAGTTTACGATGGTTCCTTTATATCTAGCACTTGCACAGATGTTTAGATAATCAATGAACACAATATCAGGTTGGAATCCTTTCTTCATTGACAACTCATTCAAGAGTGACTTGAAATGACCCACATGTGCTGATGCTGTTGGGTATTCTTTGATAACTATACGACCCTGTGTCTTCTTATGTATTGTATCTACTTTATTTCTAAACTGTTGCTTAGTAAACAGAGGATCACTTAACTGTTTGATTGGGACGTCGAGGAGGTTGCTGTCAATTCGTTCAGCAATTTTCTCTTCTGCCATTTCAAGTGTAATGTAGAGAACGTTCCTCCCCTGCATGAGGCAGGAACTAGCGACATGGCACATGAATAAAGATTTCCCGACACCTGTACCAGCAAGTGCGACATTGAGAGTCTTGCTAGGTAGACCACCTTTTGTAATCTTGTTGAGGTATTCAAGATCGAATGGAATTTTGTCTTCTTTTTTGTGATAGAAGTCGTAGCGTTCATCTGCGTCCTGTAAGTAATCGTGCCCTACTGTCTCATCAAAACATGTACCTAATGCTTCTGCCATTATGTGTGGTATAGCATCCTTTTGACGTGTCTTGTCCTGACCATCAGCGATCTTAATACTATCCATCAGGGCGAGATAGATAGCACGTTCTTTACACCACTTCTCAGTGGTCTCTACTAACCAGTCATCATTATATTGTTGATTGTCAATGGTTTCGTCAAGAAACTTTTCAATCTCTGATATGATTTCCTGACTAAGATCCTTCCTCTTATCTATCTCAATTTTTAAAGCGTTAATCTCAGGTGTTTGATTATACTTTGTGAAGTAATCATTGATCTCACCGAACAGTATTTTCATGTCCAGTGTTTCAAAGTAATCTTCCTTTATAAAAGGTAAGACTTTGCGTGTGTATTCCTCACTGGTAATGAGTTTACTGATTGCAATAGTTTCTATGCTTGGCATTAAACGTAATGTAAATAGGTTCCAATAATGTACTTGTCCTCAGTGACAGGTGCTGCTCCTGCATGTGGAAACATCCACATAGGAGGGAATGCTAGACACCTACCCTGGACTGGTTTGATCGAGCGATGCTCGAACTGTGTTTCACCACCTTTTTCTACGTCATTTAAGTAGAAAAACATTGCGAGAAATCTACGAGCAGATGCATGGTCTCCCACGTCTGCATGATGATCGAATCTATCATTCTGATCTACCTGATAGTGTTTCAGTCTGACTTGTTCCAAGGCATTTGAATATGGCCATTGCTGTTGGCAACCGACTTCTTCCATATATCTGTTAGATATATCTTTGACTGCTTGGATGACTTGATTGTGTATGATCTTCCAGACATCATCATCTGGATGATCCTTGGACTCTGCGTGTTCAGTGATGTTGAACTCATTGAACTGAGGACGACCACCACGATCCCATCTCTTCATCTCTGTATTTTTACAGGCATCTAAGATGTTGCGACATAGATTTACATCAATGCCATTATCATACACTTTGATGTACTTGTCAAGATCCATAGGTAAACTCTTTTTGTGCTGCTGCATCTAACTTCTCCATTACTTCTTCTGTAAAGTATTTGCTCGGATCAGCAAGAACAGACTTAGCGAAGACATTACTTTCACCAATACGATAACGAGTACCAACTCTTTCAAAGACTCCATGTTTCTCACCCAGTTCCAGAAGTCCGAAGTACCTGTCCAATCCGCGTTCATCATAAAATAAACGTGTTTCAATTTTAACATTCTCCTTAGTGAATCGAGACTTCTTAGTCTCGCATTTGATTATATTACCAATCACTTCTGTACCATCTTTCTCTTTCTTCTTAGAGAGATAGATGATTGTACTTGCTGCATATTTAAGACCACTTCCACCACCCATTTCTTTCATGGGAACATAAGATCCAACCACGTCATAGGTGTGGTTAGTAACTAACATAGGTACGTTTGCTTTACCTAGTTTCAGTGTCAGAACTCGGAAGATAGACTTGACAACCTGTGCTCTGGTCATGTCTCTGGTGTCTTTACCTTGTTCAGTATCATCGACTTCCTTAGAAGTAGAAAGCATACCCAAAGAATCAAGACAGAACATTAGAGGTTTACGATCCTCTTCCTTCTGTGCCAAGTATTTATCAATAATCTTAATCCCTTGTTGTCTAAACTCCTGTACTGTTACAACAGGAACTATAATCATACGATTAGAATCTATACCTCTGGACTCAATCATGTCCTTAGAGATAGCAGACTCTGACTCAAAGTATACAACTCCTGCATCAGGGTTTGTCTCTAAGAAATGCTTGACTACACTCAGACAAAAGAATGTCTTACCTGTACTAGACTCTCCTGCAATAGCAGTGATCTTATTAGATGGTAGACCACCAAAGATAGACCCAGAAACTACTGCATTAAACACATAACTTCCTGTGTCAATAAAAGACTGCACGTCTCCTGCTGATACACCGTCACTAACGATGCCTGCATACTCATTACCAATGTCCTTTACGACATCTTTAAGAAAACTCATGCGAATAAAAACTCCAATGTGTTACGTTTAACTGGTTCCCAACCAATAGCATCAAGAACAAACTTGACTGGTTGAAGGAAACCTTTATCGAACTGCATGTCCCAGTCGATAGAAGAATGTATGTCAAATTCCTTTGGCATAGTTTGGAAGAATGACATAACATTCTCTCCTGTTCGGTTAGGCATCTGTAAGTGGATGAACTTGATCTTCTCACCCTCTTGGATGAGAGGATACTTGTGCTCTAACTTCATACGTTTGACATAATAATTATACATCAAAGACCCACGAACATGCATGGGGCATCCTTTTCCATAGATGGTTCTTGGAGACGAGAATTTACCTATGTTGTTACAACTTCTAGGGAAAGCAACGTCTTCGAGAGGCATCTTCTCAAACTCTTTTCTGAACTGAGTGATGTAGTTTTGAACTTGCTCCTCAGTACCACTCATTATGAGTTTAAGTGCTTCTTTAATAGCACTCCTGCATGGTGCAGGGGTCGATGACTTGACTGCTTCGATACCGTTGATCTTTAACTTAGGTTCAGCGAACCTAACACCCTCAATATCCCAAGCATTAAGTATGTATCTC